TTTTGCACTGTCTACCAAATCAGCGACAGAGGTAAAAAACTTTTGTACTCGCCTATCTATTTTCTTGTTAGAAGCAAAAATGCAATACAGTCCATCATCTGCTAGGGCATCTTCTAAAAATTTTGTTGTTTCCATAGCTATCTCAGAACCGAAAGTTACCACGGCAGGGGCAGTAATCCACCCTTTTCAGTAATCCTAGCCGTGGTATAAGTTAAAAGCATGGGTACGCCCGTGGGCATACCCAAAAGCGTCGGGTCTAGTCGTCCCAACCGTCAACGATTGCACTAAGATCAGCTTCGTCTTTCGGTGCAGATGACTTCTGTTTAACTACTTTCTTCTTCGGTTCTTCGACAGGCGCTTCAGCTACTTCGACTTCTTCTACTACCTCAACCTCTTCGGCAGTGACAGGTGCAGCCGCAGTTACATCAGCGAACATATTGTCATCGCTATCAGAAGTAAAACCTTCTACTACACCAAATGGTGACGTAGTTTGTACAGGCACGTACTTAGTAACTTGCACACCACGTAATCGCAATGATACGCCAGCTTCTCGCATATTGTATGGGAACAACACCACTGCAATGTTAGCGGTACTCCCAGTAGTCAGCATGAAATCATCACCTAGCGGTTTATTTTTGGCGTCTACCTGCATTGGTTTGCTGGTGGCTTCTTTGCCATATGCACCTTTCAGTGTGACCTTACCAACGAATGACCCGTCCTCTTCTTTCTTGAACGGCATTGGTATCTTTTCAGGCCATTTGGCTTCACGTTTCTCAGCATACGCTTTCGCCATAGCGCCCATTAGTTCTTTTGCTTGCGCCGAATCCATACGAAACTGCATGGAGTACGCTGCACCGTCGTCAAACGGATCGCATGGCACACTACGGTTTTCCGCTGAATCGAAGCGGTATGTTTTGTTGATACGCGGGTATAGGACTTCTACATCCTCTATAAGGTGGTTCATGTATGTTTCTCCAAACATTTAGTCATTAAATGTAAAACCATCAACTTCGGTGAATGGTGAAACAGTGGCATCTTCTAGCGGCGTTACGCTTAACGTAATAGCAGCGATAGTATCTGCGTGTTCTCCCATATCTTTGACGGTTTCGTACTCCTGCTCTTCTAGTGGACGTATTGGCCTGAAGAAGAGTTTTGGTGTGTCGCTTTCAGTGTCGAAATAAATTCTTGTTATTACAGCGACAAAAGGCGTCTCACGCGCCTCAAGGTACCGTGCATAAGCACGGAAGGGCATAGCCCCATCTACTGCGTCCCCAAATATAGAGGTGGGTGGTAGCTGTAGTTGATAAGCTGTTTCCAGATCATCTTCTAACACGACGGCTAACCGCTGCACGAATTTACATGCACGACTAGCGCCTCTACCAGAACCTCTAATGTTGCGGACACAATCTACGCAACGTCCAGCTTGCCTTTGTTCATCTGGAACGTCTAAAGCAGGTGTTTCTGTATTGTTAGACCAACAAGTAGGAGTAGATGCTTTGTCAGGGTCGTAATCATCTTTGTAGTACATTCTCGACCGGTAGGCAACACCTACGACGACAACATCAATACTATCTCCATTTTCGAGGGGTGTTCCCTCAAACTTCTTGTTGCGGATACTTATTCTTTTAACACTTTCTTCCATCAGTAGTCTTCGTCTGTATCCAAGTCGGGCACTTCAATCGGTGCCGCTTCTTCTGGGCTAACCTCATCCCACGTAACTGAAGGTGCGTCCTCGTCAACTTCGCTTAACAACGCCTTAGTGACAGCATCAAGATCGTACCGGTAGGTCTGATTGATATGGATGTAAGTGTTTTTAGGTATTCGCCCTTGCTTCATCCAATTACGGATAAGTCGCTCAGATACCATAAAGTGCTGGGCAACTTCTTTGATTGAAACTAATCGGGGTGTCATTTCTTGTTCCTTCTAACGGCTATGGTGTATTCGGAATTAGAGTTAAGACCTTTCGGTAACAACTCTGGGTTCTCTTCCAAAAACTGCTTCATGTTCTTCTGGTTGATCCGCTTGTCAAGCAATGATGGTTCTGCGTGCTCAAGAATAAACTTGTGCATCTGATCCCAGTCACTTGTCCAATAAGATTGTTTAACCGTCCGGTAGAACAGACCTTCGGAAGTTTTGACGCTATCAACGTCGTGCTCTTTGCAGTGGTGTAACAAAGCCCCTTTGACAGTTTCAAGCTGCTGCACCAGTGGTGCGTCTTGCGCATCAAATTCGGCTTTTAACTCTGAACGTCTCTCACGAATCTTTATATAAGTCTTGACCAACTTGTCTAAAGATATGGATTCCCCGTTGCTCATTTCGATCTCCTTCACTTATCGAACGAACGACTATAATGGATAACTAGGTACTACGCAAGCAAATCATTGTATAAATCAATCATTTTTGTATGAACATTGATTTTATTGTCCAACATAGCATAAACACGTTTTTCTATGGCAGATCCTTGTAGTTGGACTACGGTACACTTGTGGTCTTGCCCCGATCTGTGAACCCGTGCGTTGGCTTGAGCGTACGTTTCTAGTGAACTGGTTGGCCCCCACCACACCACCGTATTCGCCGCTGTCAGGGTCACACCATGCGCTGCTGCTTGGGGCTGAATAATCAATACCCTAGGGTCTTCGGTCTTTTGAAACTGCCTGAATATTTCGGTTCGATTCGGTAGCGATACGTCACCACGAATAATCGCTGTGCTGATACCGTCGCTTTGTAGTTTGTCTGATAGTATGTCGATGACGTGCTTGAAAGGCACGAAGATCAATACCTTCTTGCTGGACTCATCGATGACCTCACGTAGAACCTTGTATCGGTGTTTGATGTCAAACTCTAGCGTGTCGCCGTTATCGGTGTAGACGGCACCACAAGATATTTGTAGTAATTTGTTCATGTTAACTGCTGCATTGGCGGCAGTAACCTGCTCACCTGCGGCATCCATTACCATCTTATCTCTTAACAACTTATAGTATTTAATCTGCTGTCGGGTCATTTCAACTTCACGCTTGGTGTACACCATCGGTGGTAAGTCTAGACACTCATCTTTAGTAAACCGGATGGCTGGTTGTAACACCCTAAATACCGTATCGGTTGCATCTTCTTTGGGTATCCACCTGAAGTTACTTACTTTATACATAACTTGGTCACGAAACGCCCCGGCAAATCTAGGTACAGCACTGGGGTTAACAAGTTTTGCTAAACCGTAAGCATCAACGGGACTCTGTGCAGCGGGTGTACCGGTCATCATCCATAACCATTTGTCTGGTGTCATCAACGCATTCAAGGTTTTCCAGCGTTTGGTTTGTGCGTTCTTGTAGTGCGTGGCTTCATCAACGATGATTAGATCAAACCCACCGTCTTTTATGGCGTCCAGTACGATCTCAACACCGTCATAATTTATTATCACGTACTCAGCATCACTCTGGATTATTTCTCTACGTTTCTTCGCGGAGCCATACGCAACCGCAACCGTCCGGTGCATAGCAAAAGTAAACAAATCGTTACGCCATGCAGAATCCATGATAGATAGCGGGCAGATAATGAGTGCCCTACGCACACGCCCTACGTTCATCAAGTAATCCGAAGCCCATATCGCGCTGGCTGTTTTGCCCGTCCCCTGCTCGTTGAAGCAGAAGGCACGCTTGTTCAGCGTGAGGAACGACGATGTAGTTTTTTGGTGGTCAAACGGGGTGTACCTACCCGTCCATTTGTACTTACCTTCGATTGGCGAAGGTACCTTTATATTTAAGTTCTTCAACACATGCGCCTCGTCTATACCCCACTTAACCACTACTTTGTTATCTGGTAGTTCTTGGCTTTCAGGTATAACGGTCGTTACTTTCTGCGGGTTACGCAGTCGCAAAAGCAGTGCTTTGTTATCTATTATCTTCATAATGCTCTAAACCTATCCATAGGTATGAATATACATTCTTCTATATCTAACGCATCGCCTCGGTCATATCGGCCTCCTCGCTTGCGTTCAAACCCGTCCTTTAATTTTGTGACAAAAACACCATCCGTGAACTTAACCATAAGTAAAGGTATAGCATCCATAGAACCCGCTATCCTTATAACCATATCCGCTTTAGCTGCACTCAACATATAAGTCGGGTATTTATCACTAGTATTACGCCGACTTTTTATCTCGACTAGGGCCATTACTTCATCGCTATCATTTAGGATTACAGCGTCAAAAGGGTCTAACGGCATTGTCAATACAAAATTACATCTATACTTAGCTTGTATAAAATCTTTAACCGCTAATTCGTTATCAGCGTCTCTTTCAGTCTGGTATATAGGGCGCATAATCTTTCCTCCTAAAGCCCCGCTTCGTCCACAGATGGGGCTAGGTCTGCTATGAAGGGTAATTGCACCCTAGGACTAGCCTGATTTTTGTACTCTGCAACTGGAGGGTGCTTCGTACGTGGTTTAAAGACGCATCAGGTTCAGCGTCTGGTAGGCTTCTTCTGCCTCGAAACGGGTCTTTTCTTGAGGTTACGGCTACGGTTCTTGCTAGAACTCTCTACCTTTACACCGTCTTTGTTGCTACCACCTCTCGCCAGTGGCTTATTATGGCTAACGTCCTTGCCTTCTCGCTTGTCCGCTTTGCCGTTCTTGTTCGCATCTTTACCCACCTTATCCATTGCACGTCGGGCACGTTGCCGTTCCATCCGACGTTTGAACTCTGGACTATCGACCGGTTTGTTTACTTGTTTCTTTCTGTCTGCTTTGTTTTTGTAAGGCATCTAACTTCTCCCATTGTGCGGACACTCCAGCACCACGCAATGTGCTTTGCATAACCCGCTGGGGTTAGCGTTCCACGTATCATTCTCAAAGGCTGACTCCATACTAGTGTAGTCACCTAACCATTTACCCCATAAGTC